GTAAAGAACTAGTTGAACGTGAAATCGAACAGCTTGAAAAGTGAGAGGTGGAAGAATGAAAGATTCTGTTTGGCTAGAATGGATTGCTGAGGTTATGGCAACTAAACCAGTTGACAATGGATTGCTAGAAAGCCAACGTGGTCAAGAAGTAGTTGACTTGCTATTAGATTTAGAAAGAAATGATTTTAATTGGCATAGAGGAGATGCTGACACTTTCTGGATAGATGCTCAGATGTGTATTAAGTATCAACTTTCAAATGCTGAGATTAAATTTTTAGCTAAACAACAACCAGGTGTTGTGAATTATAAGAAGCACGCAAAAGAAAGAAATGCTTATTCAGAGATGATGAGAGGTCTTGAGAAGTTGAAAGAACTTAACTTTCCAGAAATCTATAATCATTCGTTATCTCCAGAAGAAGAAAAGAAAAAATTTGAAGAAGAAATGGCGGTTGAACAAAAGTACATATCGCCTTATCAAAAATTAGATGAACTTGAAAAACGATTTTTTGAAAATCAATTTTTATTTGGTCAAAAAGTGATGGAAGCTGCAATGAGTATTGTATCAAGCGAAAAGAAAATAGCTGTTGATAACTTCTTCAACATCGGAAGTCATCGAATTAAATTCACTATCGAGGAGGTAACGGAATGACAGTAGAACAATTCCTTCAATCATTATCATACCTTATGTGGGCTTCATATTGGTCAGTAATTTTTTATAAGTTCTTTAAAAATAATAAAAATAATAAAGATTGAGGAGGTGGAGTGATGAAACCTAAAAAATATCCGTATTCAGGAGTTGCAAAAACAAAGAAAACAACTAAAAAAGAAAAGCTAGAACTTGTGGCGTTTCCAAATATAGCTATCAGAAAAGATATACTAAAACACATTTTTTCAGTTGTCAAAAATCATGACAATACAACTATCATTTATTTCAGATTTTATAAAATTTTCGGAGCGTATGAGGAACAAAAATTCAAAGTCAATTTGAGTTATGAGGAAACTATGAAAATTTTGAATTTGGAGGCGGAGTGATGGGGAAATCAAAAGAAATTGGTTTAGAAATCACAGAAATACAAGTAAAGGTATTAACTCAATCCGAATCCTTGAGTGCCTATGAATTGAATAACATTAAAATAAAAGCAAGAACTTTATATGAAAGTCTTGTATGGTTACATTACGAAGCACAGGAGAGAAAATATTGAAACGCTTCTTAATTGGCTATTGCCTATTATCAACTTGCTTGCTATTCATGCAACGTGAAACGCAGAAACCCTTGCTAGTCTATCATGCTGATAGTAAATATCAGATAATGGGCAAGGTGGAAGAAAAACGAAAAATCGGAACTCTTTTCACTATCACGGTAAATGGTAACGTGTTTGTGGTGAGTGAAGAACGGTTTGAAAATATTGAAGTAGGTCAAGAAGTGGGAATATGAAAAAAGTCATACTTAAAATTAAAAAAAGATTTTTTAAATCAAAATCGCCATCAACGATTTTTATGAGCACGAATATTGATGCCTATATTAATGCTTTCAAGGAACAGAAAGGAGATAGCAAAAAAATGACAACAAACATGGAACTTTTAGCGCACCGTGTCGAGCAATGGGCCAAAGAAAGAGGTCTGGACAATCCAGATAATAGCGATAAGCAATTATTGAAATTGTTTGAAGAAGCTGGCGAATTGGCACAGGCTCACATCAAGCAACGTGACGATGACGGGCAAGATGCTATCGGGGATATTTTGGTAGTGCTGACTATTTACTGTCAACAAAAAGGCTGGAGCATTGCAGAATGTTTTGAACTAGCGTATAACGAGATCAAGAACCGAAAAGGAAAAATGGTAAACGGTTCATTTGTGAAAGAAGGGGATTTGAAATGATACCAAAGTTTAGAGTGTGGGATAAACTAGATAAAGAAATTTACGGAGTGGAAGAAATTAATTGGTTTGACGGGGAATTTGATTTTATCGGCGACGGTATCACTTTCAAACGTGATGCAGACGAGGTCGAACTCATGCAATCAACAGGACTTTTTGACAAGGAAGGTACAGAGGTTTTTGAAGGTGATATTATTTCTATAGAATTAGAAGAAATTGAAACGCCAATTAATGCTAAGATTTTCCAGAATAATAAAATAGGCATGTTAATGTTCCATGTTTTTGAAGATAATGAGGATGTCCCGATGGTGGAGTTGCTAGAAGAAAATTCTGTAGCATTTGCAGTCATCGGCAACATCTACGAAAATCCAGAACTTTTGGAGGTGGAAGAATGAACCCAGAACAAATATCTTATGAGGGGCTGTTTGATAACGTAAATAAACCGAGCCATTACATTTCAGAAAGCGGGATTGAAGCCTTGGACGTGATAGATGCTTTTAAAGCTTCCCCTGAATACAAAGCAGGCTTCTTTTGGGGGAATGTCGTAAAGTACGTTTTGCGCTTTCATAAAAAGAACGGTGTCGAAGATTTGAAGAAAGCAGAATTTTATTTGAAACGGTTGATTGAGGAATTGGAGAATGGAAACTAAATCTTTTTCAAAACAACTGAGAATGTGGAGAGTTGAAAATAATTTGACACAAAAACAAGCAGGAGAATTATTCGGAGTTTGCGGAGTGACGATTTCTTGTTGGGAAACAGAAAAGGCAAGTCCAGCAAACCGTTTGAAATTGATTGTATGTCAGAGGATTGGCTATGATTTCAAAATAGACAATAATTCTTTTGGTTCAATCATCCGTCGAAAACGACTTGAACTTGGATTGTCTCGCAAAGAGCTCGCTGATGAAATTGGGTATAGCGAGTACTCAGTCAATCGTTGGGAAAACAATCTAGCAAAACCATTTAACAGTACTCTGAAAGATATATGTGATTTCTTTGGATTGAATACTAAAGATTTCAAACAGTGGAGGTAGAATTTGGTAAAAAAGAATTTGGCAAAAGCACGGAGAGATTACCTTGAGTTTGAACTAGATGATAAGTATTTAAAAATTGACAAACTTATCGGTCAACGCAGGCATGAATTAGAAAGAATGTATGAAGTGAAACATCTAACCGTTCCTGGAATTGATGATACAGGAGGCAGTGGTAGCGGAACTTTTGTAAACAGGTCAGAAAACCTAGCAGTAGCATATGCAAGTGATCCAATGATTTTACGATTAGAAAATTTACAAAATGCTATAACAAAAACACTAGAGAATTTAGAGCCAGACGACAAAAAAATCTTTTATCTTCGTTGGGGGGAACATACGGGATATGACTGGATTCAAGTTTGGCACATAATGGAGAGTGGTGAAACAGGATATCTGTATAGACACAGCAAGCAGATTTACAGAAGACGTGAAGTTATTTTGGATGCGTTAGCAAGTCTACTCTTTATGTAAAGTTGTCAAAAAAACATATAGAATTGACAAAAAGAAAGTAGTAAACTGATATCATGAAGAAAAAAGGTAGAGAGAAAAACTCTACTTTTTTTGTGTTAAAAGGAGGTGAGGATATGTGGTAGTTGTTGAACCAATTAGAAACAGAGATGATGTTCAGCTTATGATTGAATGGCTAACTTTACATAGCGCAGTCAAAGAATCAGACAGACAACGAAACCTCATGCTCTTCTTATCTGGTGTAAACCTAGGTTTTCGTATTGGAGATATTGTTAAACTTAAAGTGAAGCACGTAAAAGGTTGGCACGTCCAGATTGTCGATGAAAAGACAGATAAACCAACCAAAAGAAAAATGCCAAAAAAATTCAAGAATGCTATGAGGCAATACATCAAAGATAAAAAAGATGAAGACTTTCTCTTTCCAAGTAGAAATGGAAAGCATCAACATATCAAACCTAACACAGCATACAAGATCATAAAGAAAGCTGCTGAAGAAGTTGGTTTAGAAAACATAGCTACTCACTCAATGAGAAAGACCTTTGGTTTATTTATGTATGAACAAACCAAGGATGTAGCATTAATTATGGACCTACTCAACCATTCAAGCCAAAGCATTTCGTTAAGATATATTGGCAAAAACCAAGATTCACAAGACAGAGCCATGACTAAGTTTCAAGGCTTTTAATTTTTTAATTTAATATCCAGTTCATTGTTTTGAGGTTATGATGATTTCGTTTTAGGTATTTTAAATAAATGCTTGATAATTCTAGATTATTTTGCATGTATCGAATTCACTAGAATATGTAAAACAAGGAATTGAGAGAGCAAAAACAAAGGAGTTTACATAGTTATGAAAGGTGAATTGGGAATGGAGTTTGTAGATGTAGTAGATGTTAAACAAGGATTGGCAATGTACAGAGTCAAAGAAAGTTTTTCAAAAAAGAAATTTTCATTTAAAAATATTTTTTTCTCTCCTTCCGAATGGAAAAAGATTAGAAATCAATTTTAAACATTTATGATTGATGTAAGTACTAGAGCTGCACGAGCATTATTTTATGCTTCGCAATCTTGGAGAATTTTGAGAGAGCAAGCACTTGAGCGTGATCACTACGAATGCGTTTGGTGCAGAGAAGAAGGTAAAGTTACAACAGAGAACCTAGAGGTTGACCATATCAAAGAGCTAGAGTTCTATCCAGAGTTAGCTCTTGAGCTTGACAACCTTAGAACTCTATGCAAAGAATGTCACAATAAACGTCACGGTCGTTTTCAATTTCGAAAATCTAAAAAAATGATTGAGAAAAATTTCAGAACTGACGAATTTTGGGGAGAATAGTACCCCCCGGTCAAAAAAAATCGAGTCTTTTTAAGGTTTTGGGAACCGGTGGGAGGGGCTAACTGTCCAAATTTTTAAACAAAAAATTAAAGGGGTGGGGGGTAATGGAAAAATACTCAGATAAAAATATAAAAGAATTAGAAAATCAACTACTTTCTAAAATTGGATATTTTAGTCCAAGAAAGAAAGATGCGATCCAATACGAAAAAGTGAATCGCTATCTCTATCTTGTGAAATTGCTATACGAACTAAAAGCTCGTCTTCACGATGATGGACTAGTCATCACAGTACACAATGGGCAACAAAGATTCCAAAAAGCAAATTCTCTCATCAAGGAAATTAATACGACAAGCAATCAACTCTTAGCTATTGAGCGATCGTTTGATTTTGAAGTTGAAAATTCTCCTGTTGAGAAAATTGGACCAGGAAGTGAACTGTTATGATTTCTCATCCACTTGTTGATGAATACATCGAGCTTGCAGATAGTGGTAAAATCGTTGTCAATCATGAAAGAAAGTTGCTGTTTAAAATCATCAAAGAGAAAATATATACTCGTGATGATTTATACTTCGACAATGAATTAATTGATAAGTTTATAAGATTTGCGGAAAAGAATTTTTTTCCTCTTGCCAAATATCAATTATTCTTAACTCCATTTATTTTTTTATTTAGAAAGTCAGATGGAGAGCCACATTTTGATGAGTATCTATATACTCTCGCTCGTGGTGGCGGTAAGAATGGTTTTATGTCAGCGAGAGATAGCTTTTTCATTAGCCCTCTTTATCCAGTTAGAGATTATGATGTCACTATCACAGCAAACTCGGAAAAGCAAGGGAAGGTTTCTTTTGAAGAAGTCTATGAAACTGTTCAAAGGAGAGGGCTTGAAGATCATTTCTATTTAACTAAAATGTCAATAACAGGTCGAGCCAACAACTCGGTCTTTTCTTTTAGGACAAATAATCCAAAAACAATGGACTCAGCTCGTGATGGTTGTCTAGAATTTGATGAAATACACCAATTTGAAAATGATTCTGCTGTTAAGATTCAGCGATCTGGTCTTGGTAAGATTGCACATGCTAGGACTTTTTATAATGGTACTAACGGGCACGTTCGTGAAGGTTTTTACGACAAAATGATAGAGAAATCTATGCAAATTTTGAATGGGGAAGTTGATGATTTTAGATTATTTCCTTTCATATGTAAACTAGACAATGCAGATGAAGTAGATGATATGAAAAATTGGTCAAAAGCAAATCCAATGCTTGATGAAACTACTCCGTATGCCAAAAGATTGTTTGCACGTACTAAAGCCGATTATGATGACCTCGAATTAGAGCCGTCTGGAAGGCAAGAATTTATGACCAAACGAATGAATCTTCCTGAAGCTGATCTTGAGAAAGATGTAACATCTCGTGAAAAACTCGTAGCTTGCTTACGTGAACCAGGAATAGACTTAAAAGGTCGCTCTTGTGTGGCAGGGTTTGACTATGCAAGTATTCGAGACTTTGCAAGCGTAGGATTATTGTTTAAAAACGGCGATGAGTTTATTTGGAAGCAGCATAGTTTTGCTAGAAAGAACTTTTTAAAAGCTTTTAAACTGAAAGCTCCTATTCAAGAGTGGGCTGACAAAGGTCTATTCACAATCGTAGATGGACCTAGTATCGATCCGCGATTATTGGTTAATAAGTTGCTCGAATGGAGCAGAGAATATCAAATTGAGTTGGTTTGCGCAGATGGTTTCAGGATGGATTTGTTGAAGCCATTACTTGAAGAGGCAGGATTTGAATACGAATTTTTAAGAAACCCAGGAGCGATTCAATCAAAGGTTGCACCAATCATAGAGGATGGCTTTGCCAATGAGCGTTTTGTCTTTGAGGATGATAACTCAATGATTTGGTATACAGATAATACATATGTCAAAGAGGATAAGGATGGAAATAAACGTTTCTTGAAGAAAGAACCTGTCAGAAGAAAAACAGATGGTTTCCATGCTTTGATTGCTGCTCTTTACAAGAGGGAGCTAGTGCAAGAGTCAAATGTCGGGGAATTCCTAGATATGATTGATAGTTGGGAATTTTAAACTAAGCATAAATTTTGGGTGGGTGGTAGGCAAAAGTAATTAAAGAAAGGAGGATGTGCCTTGGGATGGCTAAATTTATTTAAGCGCGAAGTACCAGAACCTAGTTTTGAGCTAGAAGATCTAGAACGGATGTTTGATAATCTTTACTTAAAAAGTTTGGCTGTTGATAAATCTGCAGAGTTTATCGCTCGTATCTTTGCAAAGTCTGAGTTTAAATATCTTGAAAAGAATAAAGTTAAGCGTTCAGATTGGGATTATTTACTGAATATCAGGCCAAACAAAAACGAATCAGCTTCTGAATTTTGGCAGAAGGTTGTATACCGACTAATCACAAAGAATGAAGTTTTGATTTTTTTGACAAAAGATGACCAATTGCTTGTAGCAGATTCATATACACGTACTAAATACGCTGTATTTGATGATGTGTTTGAATTTGTGACTTGTAGAGGATATACTTTTGAAAGCAAATTTAAAATGAGCGATGTTATTTTCTTACAGTACAATAACAATAGGCTACAAGATTATATATCAGATTTGTTCACAGATTATGAAAAGCTTCATTCAAGAATGGTTGATGCGTTAGCTAGAAATAATCAGATCCGTGGGATTTTAAGCACTAAAACAAATGGTAGTTTTGATACTGAAAGGTTAAATAACCTAAAGTCTTACGCTGATATTCTCTTTAAGTCATTTAGTACCAAAACAATTGCGATTGTACCGTCTCAATCAGGGATGGAATATTCAGAGTTGACGAATACAACAGGAACTTCAATGATGTCTGTTGATGAATTGAAGAAACTACGTAGGCAGTCAGATGATGAAGTTGCAGATATTTTGGGATTGCCAACCGCTTTATTGCATGGCGATATGGCTAACCTAGAGAATAGTCGGAAGATGTTTAATAGTTTTTGTTATCAATCTCTTGTGAAAAAAATAAGTGATGCTTTGAACTACTCAATACTTAACAGAAGCGGTTACGATAATGAAAAACAATTCGTAATTGTTGGAGAAGGCCAGAGAGATAAGTTTGCTCTTGCTGAAAGTATTGATAAATTGATTTCGTCTGGTTCAATGCTCATTAACGAGGTTCGTGCAGAGCTTGGCCTTGAAGCCGTACCATGGGGCGACAAGCCTCTAATCACCAAGAATTATCAGGTTGGTGAAATAGAAGAGAAAGGAGGTACGGAAGTAGATGAAGACAATTCAGATTAAGGGGGCGATTGTTTCAAACGATGACAAATGGCTTTACGATTGGTTTGAGTGGGATGCAACGGCTCCGAAAGATATCATCCTTCCTGAAACTGGAGAGCCTATTGAGGTTCACATCAATTCAGGAGGTGGAGATGTCTATGCAGGTAGTGAAATTTATACTGCCCTACGATCATATCAAGGCGATGTAACTGTTAAGATTGTCGGTATTGCAGCAAGCGCAGCGAGTGTGATTGCAATGGCAGGAGATACAGTTGAAATCAGTCCTACTGCTCAAATCATGATCCACAATGTATCATCAAATGTAAGCGGAGACTACAACACTCTACTTCATGAAGCAGGAGTTCTGGAAGGGTTTAATAAATCCATCGCAAACGCTTATGTTCATAAGACTGGTAAAGCTCTAGATGATTTACTTGAATTAATGAATAAAACAACATGGTTTGATGCAGAATCTGCTTTGAATCATGGATTTGTAGACAAAATTATGTTTACAAATGAAATGGCACCTACACTGGTGGCTAGTGAAACTCCTATGATTCCAAGCGATTTTATCAATAAAATGAAGTCAGCAATGACACCAGATATTGATAAACTTGCTGACTTGGTAGCTACTAAGCTAGAAGCTAGACAAATTGAAGAAGAGACTTTTAAAAATAGCGAATTTGTACAGAAAAAATTCAATATTCCAGAAAGTCCAGAAAACAACACAAACGAGACTGTTCCAAAAGGGTTCGGTCTTTTTATGTTTTAAGAAAGGAAATAAAAAATAATGAAATTATCTAATGAATTTGAAAAACAACGTCAAGCATTTTTGGACGCTGTATCAAATGGAGCACCTCAAGAAGAACAAGCTAAACTTTACAACGACATGATTGAATCAATGAGCAATGAAATGATGGAACAGGCTCGTGATGCTGCTCGTGAAGAAGTATCAGCTTTGAACCCATACGATGCTAAACTTACTGCTGAAGCTCGTGAATTTTTCAATGATATTGAAAAAGCTGCGCCTAAAGGTATTGAAAAACTTTTCCCACAAGAAACAATTGATCGCATCTTTGAAGATATGATTCAAGCACGTCCATTGCTCCAACATATTGGTTTGCGCAATGCTGGAATTCGTTTGAAATTCCTTAAATCTGCAACAACTGGTCAAGCCCTTTGGGGTAAGATTAATGGAGCAATTCAAGGTCAGTTGAAACAAGAATTCAACGAAGAAGAAGCAATCCAAAACAAATTGACTGCATTTGTAGTTATTCCTAAAGATTCAGAAAAATTTGGCCCAGCTTGGTTGCAAGCTTTCGTTTCAGCACAAATTACAGAAGCATTTGCAGCAGCACTCGAAGCAGCATTCTTGAATGGTGATGGCGATGATAAGCCAATCGGTCTTTCTCGCACTCTCACAGGAACTGCAGCAGGTGGTAAAACAACCTACGCTGAAAAGACAGCGCAAACTTCTAAACTTACATTTGCTGATTCAGCAACAGTAGTAAAAGAATTGACTAAGGTTTATAAATACCACTCAACAAAAGCAGACGGAACTACTCCAGTAGCAGTTGAAGGTAATCTTGTAATGGTTGTTAACCCAGCTGATGCTTGGGATGTGAAGAAACAATACACTTCATTGAACGCTCAAGGTGTATACATTACTGCTATGCCTTACAACCTTATCTTGGCTGAGTCAGTAGCACAAACAGCTGGTAAAGTTACCACATTTGTTAAAGGCCGTTATGATGCCTTTGTAGGTGGTGGAATCGAATTTGGTCGCTTCACAGAAACTTATGCTCTTGAAGACTTGAACCTTTACACTGCTAAGCAATTTGCTTACGGTAAAGCTCATGACGAAAAAACCGCGGCTGTTTGGACTTTGCAACTTCCTCAAGCCTAATTTAGGGGTTAGATCATGACTTCGGGAGTAAGACTTCATCCTCTCCTTGAACCTTTTAAGGAGAGGATGAGGATTTTTCATAACGAGGAGGATAAAAACCTCTCTCGAATATTGGAAAGCTCTGAAGCTAACATCTTTAGTCTTGTTGGAAGTCAGTACCCAACTGAACCACGAGTTCGAGAGTTAATTTTAGAGCGTGCTAGATACGTCTATAATGACCAAGTGGAGTTCTTCTATGAAAACTTTCAAGGGGATTTGATGGCGTTATCTCTTGAGAATTTCAAAGCGGAGGAAAAACGTGATTAGAGTTTTAAAAGAATTCTTTGACCTTGAAGCAGGTCAATTCCGCCCAGTAGGTTCGACATTTGAGGGTACAAGAGAACGATTCGAGGAAATCAATTCTATCTTGCCTGGATTTGTTGAATGGGGCGAAGAAAAAACAGAAGTAGTTACAAATATTGAGCTACCAGAAGAATAAACCTCAATATCGTTATAAAAAGCCTGAAGCTCAAAATGGAGATTTAAGAACCCCTTTGACTTTCTATACTTCTAAAGTTGAGGAGGGGCTTCATGGTCGTGATGTGAGTTTTGAAAAAGCTTTTTATACAATGGGGCAAGTTTATTCACCTAGCATGAAAGATATTGAGATTGCTAGTGGTAAGTCAATGAGAGCAAAAATGACTCTGAAAATTCGTGATCCTTTAGCAGATTATCAACCAGAAAATCAACATTTTGTTGAAGTAGGAGATATTCGCTTGGCTAACAAGAAATGGCAAATAATCGATATACGTCCTGATTATGATAATCGGGATTTTTTGATAGTTATTATCGGTGGTGGTCAAGATGTCTAGTGGAGCAGAATTAAGAGGCTTCGACGATGTTCTTAGAAACCTTGAAGTTCATCTTGGTGATACTAAGGTCAAACGTACTACGAGTCGAGCCTTAAAAGAAGTCGCAAATGAAACCTTAGAAGAGTTTAAAGTTGCTTTGCAAGTCTACAAAGATAAAGGAGACACTATCGAAAGTGCAACTGTTGGGCGTGTGACTGGTCTTGCTGCTGGCGTTCCTGTTGTGAAAATAGGTTTCGGTGAGGGTTCTCGATGGCGCTTGGTTCACTTGAATGAGTTTGGATATAGCAAGAATCCACATCCAAGAGGTTTTGGTGTAATTAGACGCTTTTCAGAGGCTCATGCTAAAACCTACAAATACAGGATGGCTAGTCATTTGAAGATAGGAGGTTTTTAGATGGTCAAAGATAAGTTTAATGAACTCTATGAGACATTGAAAAAAGATGAGACTTTAGCTGGAATCAGTATCAAATCTTTTAATCGTCCAGAAACGCTACCAAGCAATGAGACAAGTATCGTCATTAGACCAGTTGGCCCGCCGATGCAGACGGCTCATGGTAGTAATACGAGCCTGGCTAAGACATTTCTCTATCAGGNNNNATGGAAGAACAAGGATTTTATCAAACCACAGGTGGTTTAGATGAATGGATTCCAGAAATCAAACGCTACGTAGATGCTCGGACTTACAAGGGTCGGAGCGCTCTATATGAAGAATATTAAAAAATAAGAAAGAGGTGCTATAAATGGCATTAGTTGGTTTTAAACGTATGACAGTTCGTGTGTTGGATGGGAATGCCACTCCAACACTTGGACAAAACCTTTTTGTAATTGAAGGTCAAACTGGTAAAGGTGCGACTCGTACTGCTAAGATTTCAGGCCTTTCAAGTGATCCAGTAAAAACTTATGGTAGCGATGTTGCTTATCACGTTTCAAATCGTGGTGTTGGTAACGTTAAGATGGAAATGACTGCAGTTGACATTCCTTCAACTGTATTGGCTAAAATCCTTGGTCATGTAATTAAGGATGAAATCATCGGTATTGGTGCTGATACAGTAGCTCCATACTGTTCAGTTATGCTTGAATCTAAAGCAGCTGATGGTACACAAGCACAAGTTGGTTTCTTTAAAGGTCAATTTTCAATGGATGCTGAAGAATTTGAAACCCTTAAAGACAAACAAGAAGAACTTCCAGATGATAGCTTGAGCTTCTCAGCTATTGCAAGTGATGATGCAGAAACTTCAGGTCTTTACTACATCAAGTACATTGGTAAGGACGAAGAAAAACTTAATAAATTTAAAGGCCAACTTAAAATGGTTGCTGCAGGGTAGAAAGAGAGCGCAAGCTCTCTTTTTATCTTATTTCTAGAAAGGAAAGAATATGGCTACGGTTAAATTTTTAATTAAAAATGAAAAAGGGCAAGATGTTCAAAAGACTAGTAAGGAAATCACTACTAAAGATTATCGTAACTACCTGATCATGAATGAAGCTTTAAACGATGATTTGTCTGAAGTGGAAAAACTTGATAAACAGTTAGAATTTATAGCCTCATTGTTTGAAGATGTAGAAGTGGATGAGTTGCTAGAATACACCGATATGGCTGACATTTTTGCAGTTTTCACAGATATTTACTCTCATCTTATTGGTGATGTTGACCCAAAGGGGAAAAAATAGAACCAAAGGAAGCGCTAAAAAGGTTCTATGGATTCGTCAAACAAGCTACTGAAGGTCCGTACGGTATGAGTATTCGTGATGTTATGGATACTAGTTGGGAGGATTTAATGGGAGTTATTGGCGAAACAGAATCAGCTAAGAAAGAAGAAGTAATGGACCTAGCTGACTTTCTGGAAACAATTTAAAAAAGGAGGATTAGAATGGCAGGTGGAACGCCACTAGGACAAATGTATATCGAGCTAGGGCTTGACGTATCGAAATTCAATCCTACCCTGAATGGTGCTAAAAATGCAGTAAAGTATTTTCAAAGCAACGTTAAGGCGCTAGATAGTTCTCTGAAAGATAACGGTAAAAACACAGATTTACTACAAGCAAAATACAAGACTTTAGGACAAGCGATTGGATCACAGAAAAAAGTCTTGGATGAAATGAAAAAAAGTTTTGATAGTCTTGAACCAGGGACAGCCAAATTTGATAAAGCAGCTGCTGATATTGAGCGCGAAAATGCAAAATTAGCAGCAATGGAAGGGCAACTTAGACGCGTCGAACAAGCTTTGATTGCAGTCGGTAAGGAAAACAGTTTTTCTGGCCACTTGAATAAGTTGGGCGATGGCTTGATTAAGAGCGGAGATAAAATCAAAGCATTTGGTGACAACCTTTCGACATTAGGCAAAAAGTTAACTACCGGACTAACTACTCCATTGGTCGCAAGTGTTGGCTTTATTACCAAAGCTGCAGTAGATTATGAATCCGCATTTGCAGGCGTCAAAAAGACAGTTGATGAAACTGCGACGGTATCTTATCAAAAGTTATCAGATGGTATTCGTCAAATGGCTAAAGAATTGCCAGCTAGTGCAGTTGAAATCGCAAACGTAGCAGAAGTTGCAGGGCAGCTTGGTATCAAGGCAGAGGATATTCTTTCGTTCTCACGTACTATGATCGATATGGGAGAGTCGACCAACTTGAGTGCTGAAGAAGCTGCAACTGCAATTGCTAAAGTAGCAAACATTTTGGGATTGACATCGGACGATTATTCTCGATTCGGTGCATCCGTGGTTGACCTCGGTAACAACTTCGCGACTACTGAACGTGATATCGTTGAAATGACGAACCGTTTAGCAGCAGGTGGTAAACTAGCAGGGTTAACTGCTCCAGAAATCTTAGGTCTAGCCACTGCTATGAGTAGCGTAGGGATTGAAGCAGAAGCAGGCGGTACTGCAATGACTCAAACCCTTACTGCTATCGGTAACGCGGTTTCTTTAACAAGTAAAGATTCTGCAGAGAATCTTGCTCTTATCGCTAAAGTAGCTGGAACAACATCGGAAGAGTTTCAACAAGCCTGGAAAGAAAAGCCTGCCGAAGCGTTGCAATCGTTTATCAAAGGGTTACAAACTGCGCACGAAAAAGGTGCAAATATGGATGCTATTTTGATGAAGTTAGATATGTCAGGTATTAGGCAAGGAAACATGCTTAAATCTCTAGCTTTGTCATCAGATAAAATGAGTGCAGCGGTTGAACGATCTAATCAAGCGTGGAAAGATAACACTGCCTTAACAAACGAAGCGAATAAACGTTATGAGACAACTGAGTCTCAATTGAAGATGTTTAGAAACCAAATTACTGATTTAGCTATCGAATTTGGGGGCCCTCTCTTAAAAGCTCTACGAGATGGTCTGAATGCAGGTAAACCTTGGATTGAAACATTAGCTAAAATGGCAAAACAATTTAGTTCAATGTCTGAAGAACAGCAAAGGAATATCCTCATGTGGGTAGCTTTAGCAGCAGGAGCTGGTCCAGCATTCACTATTTTTGGTAAAGGTATCACTATTTTTGGAAGCCTAACAAAAGCCCTCGGTTGGTTTACAAAGGGGACAAGCAAAGCTGTTGGTGGTATATCATTAATGGCTAAAACTTTTCAAGCTTTTAAAACAACCGGTAACATCACATCCGCATTTCAATTAGCCAGTTCAGGAATGACTACGTTTGGGGCAGCAACAGCTTCAGCATCCACGTCAACAGGGCTTTTAGGATCAGCAGTTGGACTACTAGCAAATCCTTTAGGGTTGATAGTTGGAAGTACCGTTTTAGCAACTGCAGGTCTTGCTTATCTTAGCAACGAGCAAGAAAAAGCACGTATAAAATCAGAAGAGTTTGGAACTCAGCTGAGTGATACTGCAAGAGGAGAGTTGAGAAGCTTCCAAAAAACAGTAGATGAAACTAGTGTAGCAGTTGCTAATTTCGGAACTCACGCTGGAGATGTTGAAAAAGTTTCTGGAGCTTTTAAAAAGCTTTATGAAGATATTCAAGCGGCAGCAGATCAAAGCAACCACAGGATGGAAGAATTGGGTGCTAAATGGGGTCTAAGTGAAGAACAGATTGCTCAAGCTAAAGAAAGAAATGGTCAAATCGTTTCAAATGCAGCAGCGATGATGAACCAAATCAATGAAATTTACCAACGACACAATGGCGATGCTAGTAAGTTTTCTCAAGAAGAAAAAGAAATCATCCTGAACAATCAAAACGAGATGATTAAAGCTAAGTTAAAGATGATGAGTTTGTCCGAAGAACAGCAAACGGCAGCACTTCAAGCTTTAAATGGTAAAATCGGATCACTGAACGAAACACAGTTAAAACATACTAGAGATGCTTTGAAACAAGCTATGGATGAAGAGAAGAAACTCTATGAAACATCCAAAGGCGAGTGGAAAGAATTGCTAGACGGTAAAGCAATCGACCAAGAGACCTATAACAAGAAAATACAAGAGCTTGAAGCAACCCATACTCAAACTATGGAAGCTTTAGGAACGAAATATTATCAAGTTATGAAGGAATTAGACGAAAAAGTTAAATCCAGAACTGGCCAAAGTTGGAACTATTGGGAAGAAGCTAAAAAAGCTTTGGAAGAATACGGTCTATCGTATGAAGAAATTGGTCAGAAGGCAGCAGAAGCATCTCAAAAAATGGGTGATTCGCATAGTATCCTTGCAAAATATACTAGTGATATGAGCAAGGAAGTAAAAGAAGCAAACGATGCTTGGTCTTTACTTGTTGGTAACATTGACAAGAACGGTAATTTCCAAGTCAAGTCGAATGTTAAGGAAGTAATCGGAGAAGCTGCTAAATCTGCAGAAGGTTGGGAGCAATTACAATTCATTGCTAAAACAGCTAATATCAACTCAAACGCTCAAGCTACAATTGCTGAGGCACTTGTAGAATCAGGCAAGTGGCAAGAAATGACGCTTGAGGAAAAACAAGTAATTGTTAAAAATCAAGCAGGTTTACAAGCTATCTTTGATAGTGAAAGCAATCTCAAGATTTGGAATGATATGCCTGCTAGTGTTAAAGAGCTTCTTTTGAAGAATACTGATATCATGAGTAAGGCTGATGAAGCGACAAAGGCTCTTGCTAATTATGACGCTTTAGCTCCGAAACAAAAAGAATTGCTTGCTAATGATGAAAACTTTAGAAATGCTGTTGCACGTTCAACAGACACCTTAACAACCTGGAATGCAACTACTCCATTTACAAAGGATTTGACGATCAATCCAAACAATGTTTTGTATAACGGTCAGCTTTCGATTGATAAACTAACTGAGTGGAATTTAGCCCCTGCTGCTACTAAATCATTAGACGCAGTAGATAACACTGGCGCCGCTGTTGGTAGCGCCAATATAAGCGTGAACTCTCCAAAACAAGAAGTACCAATTGGTATTAATGCTAATGATAACACAGCAGGAGAATCACAATCAGCAAGTTTAAGTGTAAACTCTCCTTATCAATTTAAACCAATTGATATTAACGCTGTCGACAGAACACAAGGAGAAGCTAAATCTGCAGAGTATGCTGTAAATGCAGTTAGACAGAACGGACCTATTGATATTGATGCACGAGACAACACAAGCAGTGCGATCAATAATGTATGGTCTGGTTTGGTATCCTTGCCAGCTGTAAAATTTATTGATATCATCACTAGACATTTCACTGAGCAACACGCAAATGGTACTAATTACCACCCGGGTGGCCTAGCTATTGTCAACGACCAAAGAAATTCAAATTATAGGGAAATGATTACTTTACCAAGTGGTGAAAGTTTTATCCCAGAAGGAAGAGATGTACTTTTACCACTACCAAGAGGTTCGAAAGTACTTCGTGCAGACAAAACTAGACGATTGATGCGTGAACTTGGTGTTCAAAGATACGCGAGTGGTATTGGAATTCCAAGAGATGCAAAATTCTTGCGAGAAATGGATCGAGCACAAGAAAATATTGTAGTGCAAACCCAAGATAACGGAAATAACCAAGATATGTCTAAAGTTGTATCTGAAATTACATCTTTAAGAACAAGTTTGGAAAAACTCCTCACGGCTATACTTGAAAAACCATCTAATACTTACCTGGATGGTGATAAAATCTCGTTGTCAACTTACAAAAATCATGGAGCAATTTATGCAAGGGAGGGAATTTAATGTTTTACCTAATTATCAATGGGTTTAACACCTCTATTATCCCTCACAGTGTAGTTACTGATTTTGGGGTAAGTGAGTGTGCAGAACCTAAAACTTCAGAGACAACTGAAATTTATGGGATGAACGGAACTTATCGCGTTTTGGACGGATCGTACAAAAGTTATGAGCGAACGGTTTCTTTTTATCTCCCAAAACTAATAGATATTTCAACTGTTATTGAGAAATTTAACAACGGTATCAATGAAATAGAGTTCGGTTACCAACCGGGATCTTTATTTTTTGCTGAGTATATTTCAGCAAGCTATCACAGTAATGGTCCACACGCATATACGCTAGATGTAAAACTATTAATGCAACCATTTAGATATCCAAAGGATGTTGAACCAGTTGTATTAACAAGTGCTGGGACGATTGATAACATCGGTACGGTCTATTCTGAGCCTATCATTGAAATTGAGGGTGACGGAGATATATCGCTTACAATTGGACGTAAGACCATGTATCTGACTGTCAACACAAAAGCAACAATCGATTGTAGGCAAGGGAAGCAGAATATCTATAACGCCACTGGGGCTGTACAGAATACTCTTCGAAAACGTGGGGGGTTCTTTGAAATTCCTGTCGGTCGTAGTGGTGTAACATTTACAGGTAACGTACGTAAGGTTACTATTAAACCAAATTGGAGGTATAAAGTATGATTTATTTAACAGAAGGAAACATACCTCTTAATGCTGCCTACGATGATGATATCGTTCAAGAAGCAAATAGTACCTATCAATTAACGTTTAAGTTTCCAACAAACAATATCTTGTGGCAGAGGTTAAGAGAGGAAACATTCCTGACAGCTGATGATCTACATGGTGAGCAAGATTTTGTTATTTTTGAAATCGAGAAAAAGCACGGGCATATTCAAGTCTATGCAAACCAGGTTATGACAATGTTAAATCACTATGTTGTCAATCCAATTTCTTTAGATAGAGTATCTGGTTCAGCTGCATTAAGCAGTTTTGCAGGAAGTATCACTCGTAGCAATCCATTTTCGTTCTTTTCAGACATTGACGATAGACACACGTTTAATATTGATAGCAAAAATGCCATGGAAGCTTTGACCAAGGACAAACATTCTATCCTTGGTTTGTGGGGTGGTGATTTAGTTAGGCATGGCTACCAAGTACGATTATTGAAAAATGGCGGTTCAGAAAATGAATCGCTTTTTATGTATAAGAAGAACCTATCCAGCTACGAGCATAAGACCTCTACTAAGTCTTTAAGGACTCGCATAACTTTCATCACAACCATACGTAGTGAGGGCGAAAATCCAGTTGATAAACACTATAAAGTGGTTGTCGATAGTCCTTTAATCAATAAATACAGTCAGATTTATGAGGATGTTGTAGAAGTCAATGACCAAGATGTCAAGGATGAAGCAAGCCTTAGAGAATATGGTAAGCAGTATTTCAGAACAACCTTGTGCGATATGCTTGAAGATAGCATTGAAATTGATGTGGTTGGTCAGAGTGATGTGCCCGTTCAGATGTTTGATGTTGTGGGTGTCTACCACGAATACTACGATCTGGATGTAAGGAAGAAAATCACTAAATACAACTACTCGCCAATGGCTAAGAAATTGAAGTCTATTGGTTTTGGTCAGTTTCAATCAGGCTTAGCAAGTGCAATCGGTAATGCGGTAAGTGATGCTGTTAAGAATGAAACTCAACACTTAGATGGAATCTTTGAAGCAAAACTAGCTAAAGAAATCCAAAATGCTGACCTTGCTTTTGACCGTAAGGTACAAGGTATCAGGAATGAAATCACAGATGGTATTGAACAAGCTAAGGCACTTGCTGAAGAGAATAAGAAAAAACTATCTGATGAAATCAACAGACGATTCCAGGAATTCAGTCCATCAGGCTTTGAAGAAGCTAAAGCTAAAGCAGAAGAAGCTCTACGAAAAGCTGGAGCAAGCGCTGACCTAATTGAGGAAGCCAAGAGAATTGCTGATAGCAATACTAGAGATTTAAATGCTTTTAAAACATCGACTCAAAAAGAACGTGAGAAGTTATCAGATGAGCTGAAGCGTTATTCACGAGAAGAGGCTGAGAATAAACTGACAGAAATCAGGGAGGTTCTGGCTAGTGATTATGTTTCAAAGAGAACCTATATCGAAGATTCAGAAGGGACGCGTCAACGACTCGAAGCTATAACACAAGACAACAAGTCTAAATTAGCAGAGTACAAACAAACAGTCGACGGTCAATTTACAAATCTATCTAGTCAAATCGCTGACAAGGTAGACAGATTGGACTTCCAGCAAGTAAAAGAAACCTCATTGATTTATGAACGCATTTTGGGTAGGACGGATTCAAACGTTGCTTCAAACATTGCCCGTATGGCCTTAACATCAGAATTGTTTGAGGTCGAAGTAGGCAAGAGGCTTAGTAATCTGACAAATCTATTTTATGCGCCAACCAAAATTCCTAAATATATCTCATCAGTCGCAACAGATAAACATTTAGAACGTGTCAGTTGGGGCGATCATGACGGTATTAGAATTAACTATACAGACTCTATGTCTGGCTGGTTAGGGGTTAGATTTCCTCTGACAAAAAGGTTTGTGAAGCAAGGCGAAGGTCTTGGTTATCGCATAGAAATTGCAGTTGACAAAGTTCCACGAGACGGTAGAGTTTTGATTCAGTTGCTAGATAATACTCAAAGCCTAGGCATGTACTACAACTCTCAAATATCGATTACCAAAACAGGCAATCAGGTATTCACAGGGTATCTAGACATCCCATCCACTGGTGAGCTAAACGAGTACAGTCTTAGATTTACTCTGACAAGCCCTGGTAATATCGTTATTCATAAGCCTATGATTGTCGACAAACGGATAATTCCTAATGAATTTATCGACAGCACGGACTACAATAACGAATATAATCGAGTGACTATGTCCCTTATGAAAGATAGCTTTGCTATCAAGTCCTTAAATAGCGCAGGAGATCTCATTGCTGGGATTAACATTGGAGCTAATGGTAACAACCGCATCGTCGGTAAGGCCACTCACATAACAGGCGAGACATTGATTGATAATGCAGTCATCAAGTCGGCCATGATTGACAAACTCAAGACTGCCAATTTTGAAGCTGGTTCAGTCACTACCACTATTTTGGGAGCTGGAGCAGTAACAGCTGACAAGGTGCTCATGGACACAGCTATGGCTAACAAGTTTGTAGCCAGCGATGTGTTTACAAACACTTTAGCCGCTAAAACAGCTTTCATCAACAAACTACGTTCAGTTGTAGTGTCAGCAACCTTACTTGAAGGTTATAAGGGTAAAATCGGTGGCTTCCAAATTGGTACACATGATAAAGACCCTAACGTATATTGGCTAACTGGTCAAAACCAATTCGATGTTGGTATGAGTAATGGTAGTTCTAGATGGGACCAAGCCGCTCTTTGGGTAAACTGGGGAAACAATTGGGACAAATCGGGTCCGTATGCGTGGTACGTCTTGCGAACTGGTGAAATGTATTGCAAAAACAATGCTAGTTTTTTCAAAAAGGTTGATTTTGCAAATGAATCCTCTGTTAATTTTTATGGAAATATAAGTTATTATAAAGAGCCTAAATTTTTCAACGGATTGAACATGTGGGATTCTGAAATTATTGGAGGAGGTTCAAACCCAAAAGGCGGAAATAATGCCGTTGTTTGGTGGAATCAAATCGGTTCCGGGAGTGTTAAATATTGGATTGATAAATCTTCAGATAGACGTTTGAAAGAGAATATCTTAAGTACATCTGTTCAAGCGTTGAATGAAATCAACCAACTTAACTTGGTTTCATTTGATTACATCGAAAACAAGAAACATGAAGAAATTGGTTTAATCGCTCAAGAAGTCGAACGTATTATTCCACAAGCTATTTCAAGAAATCCAGATAATCCAGATGATTATCTGCATATTGACTATACAGCACTCGTGCCTTATCTAATAAAAGCAATCCAGGAATTAAACAAAAAAGTAGAAAGGTTGGAAACAAC